GTCATGTTGAATTCAGGATACCTATTATTTAAAGCCCGGTCCCAAACACAACTGTCCTGCAGCTTCGTCAGGCTGCGTGTACACGATAATTGTTTCAAGGTGTTTAAGTAACCCCTTACTTAAACCAATGCTAGGGTACCATCCCTACACTTTAGCTGTGGCCGTCTGACCCGTATCAGCTTTAGGGGGTTAATGTATGCGCATCCCTTCCACACCCAGTTGCTCATGTAATAACAACCGATGCGTCTACTCCACCATATACAATTGAAAGGTATAATACAAATATACAAGCACATGCTATTTCACATGTTTAAGAAGACAAGTCTGTAGCATAGCAGACTGCGAAGGTGACTCCCAGAATTGTTCCACCAGTAATGGTTGCTGCTGGTATCGTTACCGTTGCTACCAATGATGGATCCGAGATGAATACTGCGGTTTGATATGTCAGATTAGTGAGATCTGTTGCTGCTGTTTCTGCTATCCCTAGAAAAGTATTTCCAGGATCATAGAAAGCCGCCACACAATTACTGTATGCCGATGCACCATCAAAGATCAATGTTCCAGTAAATCTACCACCCGCAATGGATACTAGACTTGTAGTTATAAGATATCTGCCCACGGGTGTGCCTTTCGGAAAGGTTATTACCCTTCCTGACAACGTTATTGGTAATGTACCAATTGTCGTGAGTGTTCCGTTGTAGAAGCTACTAGCCGTGTAGGTTCCACCAACGTATAAGCCCGTCAATGATTGAGAATTCGAAACTACATCAGAACTGATGAGTGGTTTCTTCAACTCTATTTCGTACGTCACCCAGAAGTCACCAACAATGTTGGTTGACTGCATACCAGATGTAGCTACAAATGTACGACCTAGGTCATACAGTAGTATATCTCCGGATGGAATGTCGCCTGTGCGAACGTAGTGGACCTCGAACGGATTCTCTTTTGGGTCGCATTCAATTGGATGAGCTGCTGTTTCAAAAGGAACCACTTCATTGGCCCAATACTCGTTCAAAATTTC